CAGTAGAATCCATTGTATTTACACCTGTAATAGTGATTCCATATTCAATAGTAGATTGGTTAATAGAATCAGTATTTTGGTCATAAGTTTCACTAGGTGCTTGTGCTCTAACACCGAAAACCCAAGTCTTCTTTGTTTTAGTAACACCATCTTTACCAGTATATTGTGTTTCAAAATAAATACAATGTTCTATTGATGATACTTGCTGAATTTCTGCTAAACCATTAGATAATTGCATATTGAAACCTAATGCTTTGTTATATTCATAATCTTGAGCAGTTAATCCTAATGTTCCAGTGAAGCCCTTATCATTAACTAAAGTTAATTGTTTTTCACCATCACCATAGATATCTGTTGTATCCATATCTTTTTCTTTTGAAAAACTATTTAACCAAGTTAATGGACTAATAACCCAACTTGAATTATCCTTGATAGCATATTGTCCATTTCTAACATTGAATTGGATTAAAACCTTTCCTGTTTTATCCATATAAATTCCTCCTTATTTTAATTTTTATTTTAACCATATATAAATTATCATCTTTTAAATAAAAACCGTTTAAAACCGAAATTTTAATGGATTTATTTAACTTTATTCATATTATTAACTATCTTCTCACTTACTTCATCCAGACAATCTCTAAAAGTGCTTATTGCAAATGGCTTTCCTTTTGAACCAAACTCAAGTAAATTTACAACTGGAATATTTGACTCGGATAATTCATCATTCCATAAATACTTTACTTGCCAATACTTTGTTTCAGCAGTCCACATTTTTTTAGTTGCCCCAGTTCTTTCAGGAGTATTTTGAGCCATTCTATTTTTAATTAACTCAATAGATTCATTTAAAGCATCATTACTTAATTTTTGAACTTCATTAAATAAATCGTGTAATTCATTTCTTAAATCAATTAAAGGACCGTGTTTTTCCTTTGGCATATTAATCACTTCCATAAATAGAACTAATAGTATAACTATAATGATTTAATCGAGTATCTTTATCATACTCATATAGATTAAATTCTATCTTCCATAAATTTGAACTAAATTCTTGTTCTATTAAGGTTCTTAAATCATATGTTTCTTTAGATTCAGGAGAATTAATAGTATATAAATTTAAACTACAACTTAATTCAGCAACAACACTTTCACCATCACCATAAATATTATCTCTTTGTGGATTTATTTCATACACAATATAAGAATTATTTTTTGAAGCAGTGGCATTATCTAGTATATGTTGCCAAAATGTAGTGTCATTATCTAATATAGAATGGTTTTGAAGATTTACACCATCAACAAAATCTAATGCTTCTAACTTGTTGATGATGTCTTTTTTCATTTTATATTCTAATAATAATTGTATTACTGCCATTCGGTTCCCTCCTCATTATCATATCTTGGAGGATTAATTTTCTTTGCACTAACTTTCATATCGTAAGAAGTATCATCAAAAGAATCTATACCTGTTATTTGATAAGTGGTAGTTCCAAAAGTTCGTCTACTAATATATTCAATAAACATATCTGTATCTATCGCTCTTCTATTAATAACAAATAAGACTTCACTATCATTTTCAACCTGCCTATTCATATATATATCACTTGACCTTAAATCCTTAAAATAAGCATTTAAGCATTTATCAATAGGATGGATGTATTTTTTAGTAATTACTTCAAATCCATTCTCGTTTCTTGCTGATAGTAACTTAAATATTTTTATTTTTCTATTCTTATTATAAATATATTTAGACATCTTCTTTCAACTTCCTTCTGGCTATCATTGATAATCTAGTTATACAAGCGTGCATTCCGAAGACATAATCATATTCTTTATTAAAACCATCCGGATTATAATGTTGCATTAATATACTCATTTTAACATAGGCTTTAGAATCAGCATTAGGTTCACTTGTAAAATCATAACCTGTTTGACTTTTAACTTGTCCATCTGCTATATCAAGATATAATTGAACTAACTCATCATCAAAATCTTCATCTACTTGAAGAATCTTTTTTGCTTCTTCTATTGTATAAGTATTTGCCATTATAATTCCTCCTTGTTTTAAAAAATAAGAGGAGCATATTTTACTCCTCTTAAATTTTAAGTTTTAATTATTCACCATCTGTTGCTGGCTTTGTTGCTCTTAAGAATGCTTTGTATCCTGCTAGGTTACCACCACTGAATACTTTACCTCTTACTGCAGTAATGCCTTGGTCGAACTTAAATTCTTTAGATGTTTCAATTACATCTCCACCGAAATCTAATAAGTAATATGCATTGAAATTACCATAAATTAGGAATATATCTCCTTCTTCAGCAGTTGAATAAGGTTTTAAATGACTAGTGAAAATACCTCTATAACCATCAATAGTAAATGTGTTTCCTGTAATTGAAATATTAAATACTGGACGCTCATTTACATCTCTAACTTTAGCAAAATCTTTAATTGTTTGCTTATTCATTAATAATAATTGCTTACCTTCGATATCTTCAGCTCCACCATAATCAACTAATAAGTTAACTAAGATGTTTTCATCAATAGTATATTCTTTATCATCATAAGTATTAGCATTTAATCCAGTTGTTGAACTTGGAGCACCTAAACCTACGAAATGATTATTTACACCATTACCTAAAATAATTTCCTTTGCTAATTTCTTTCTTAATGCTAAACCTACATTAGATTCAACGATAGAAGCATAATCAGCATCAGGTAATAATTCTAATTCTTCTGACTCATAAGTAATAGCTGTAATCTTATTTCTCTTGATTGTTACTTTATCAAAAGTAACACCAACTTCGTGATATACACCATCTTTAGTTGCACCAGTTACTGTAGGTTCTAATGTATAATCACCTTCATCTCCTGAAACTTGAAATGCTTTTGTATATTCAGAACCATTTTGTAGAGGTATCTTTCTAACTACATCTACAACTGAATTTACTTCACTCCAAGGTAAAGCATCTACTGTTGGGTCTAAATGTGATGGAATTAAGATGCCATTTTGAGCAGTTCCTTCAACATCATTGTCTCCTTCTGCTCTTAATGAAATAGCTTTACCATTCTTTAATTTGTATTGAGCACCTCTTGAAGCTCTTGCTTGTTCCTTACTTACTGTTCTAGTTTGAGGATTTCCTTCAACTACCTTTGATGGAACTTCCATCTTCTTCATTCTTTCATCAAGTGCTTTCTTTGCTCTTAATGATTTTTCTTGAGCTTCTAACTCATCTAATTCCTTATTGATTTTATCAATTTCTTCAACTGATAATTCTGCTGAACGAGTAGCAACTTGTTCTCTTAATTCAGCTTTTCTTGCTAATAATTGTTCTAGTGTCATTTTACTTTCCTCCTTATTAATTTAATCTTTCTTTAACACTATCTAATTTAATGCGTTTTACTAGCTCTTCAACTTTTGACTTTCTTAATGCTTCAGCTTCTGCTTTAGCTTTCTCCAAAGCCTCTGCTTCTTGTTTAGCCTTAATCTCCATCTCGGCTTCCTCTGCACCTCTCAATGCTGAAATACTAGTTTGTGGGTAAGCTGGACTATCTACCACACTTACATCAAATAATTTATCTATATCCCTAATAGTGGTTGTATGTGTCTCACTATTATAGGAGTAGTCCCTAACTGTAAATGCAAAAGACATTTGGTCAACGACTTCTGCTACCATCATAGCATAAACATCTCTAGAATATTGCATATCTACAAATTCTCCTGAAACCTTTAAACCATAATCATCTTTAGTTAAAACCAATGAACCTTCACCTGATTTTTTTCTTGTTCTTGCAAGAACCCAATCTACTGCGTGATTATATCTCATTGGAACATCTTTCATATCTGTATTATCTAAAGATTTACTATCAATAATTTCTTTATATTCTGTCCCAGTATAAGGGTCTTTATATAAAACTGTTTCTTGATTAAATACAATAGCATAACCTTCAAACTTCATTTTTTCGGAACCATCTTCATCTTTAACTGCCCTTAATTGGACATTATTACATAAAGAACGGTATTTAGTTCCTTTTTTAATTTCTTTACTTTGTGGCATCTTCTTCTTCTCCTTCCTTTTTATCATCATTATTATTAGATGTCTCGTTTGTTTTACCAACTTCAGCAAAATTTTTACTATACATCAAATTATCTAAACCATCTTTTCTTTCAAAACCAAATCCTTCTCTTAATTCATTTCTACTAATTGAACCGGTATTAGTTAATAATGTATAAGCAGAAGTTGCTTCACTAGCAGTCATATGTTCGAAACTATTACAAATAAACTTTATCCTATGATTAAAACCTAATATCTGTTTATCAGTTAATAATTTTAATTCTAATTCTTGTTCTATCATTGTAAATATTGGTAATAATACTAATTGATGAAATGCTTCTCTTTGTTCCGGTGTTGCTATACCTTGAACTATTGGTAAACTAATTGAATAAAAATCTCTAACTGTTGATTCTATCTTCTCAATATAATTTATATCCATTGGAGATGTTTTATCATTAATTGGAATATATGTAAATTTACCATCCAAAGTCATATAAGCAGAAGAACTATCTTTTAATAAATTTTTAAATTCTTCCTGTGCCTCTCGCTTATCCTCTTCATTTAATATAGTATCTGTTTTCAAGAAACCTTTAATTGTAGAATTTGCTTGAGTCCATTTTACTAAATTTGACCATAAATCATCATTAATACTTACAACTTCAACCGCTGGAGCAGTATCATCACCAAAATATTCTCCATCTATAAAATCATTTACAAAGTGCAAAACTTCTTCAATAGGTAATATTCTTACTGTTCCATCTTTCAATGTAAACTTAATATATAAATATTGAGGCGCTTCTTTTGGTGAAACTAAACTATAATTTCTTGCTAATATTGGAACTAATTCAAGAATTTTTCCTGATGATATATCTCTATGAATCCAGGCAAAAGAATTATTAAATAATAATGCTCGACCAACCATCTGTTTTAAAAATTTAAAACTTGTCATTCCATAAGTTGCCCTGTGTTGTAAACACCAAATAATATCTGACTTCTTATTATCTATAGTCTTACCATTTACATCATCAGAATAATATCTAATAGGAGTAGATGCTACTAATTCAGCAATTTTATTAATAACTTTTCTTACTGTATGATTATCATAGATATCTAAATTCTTTTTCATATATGTAGAAGAATTATCTACTTGAATATAATTCACTGATTTTGAATTATTAGTTTTATCTTTCTTTTTAAAAAGATTTGAAAAAAGTCCGATAGTATCAACTCCTATCCAATAATTTAATTTTATTATAATATATAATTTAAAATTTTAAAATATTAAAATTTAAAAAAAGTAAAATTTTTTCAAAAAAGTATTGACATCTTAAAGTAAATGATATATAATCTAGGTGTAAAATAAAAAAAGAAAGATAAAAGGTGGATAAAATGACAAAATTAATAGTAGTAAGGGCACACAATAACATTTTAGAGGAAGAATCAATTCAAATAATTCTATATAAGAATAATAACGAGTATGAAGCATCAGGATTATTTTTTAAGTGGAATGAGTTAAATGAGTGGGATAATATAGTAACACTTAAAGAATTAGAATTAAATGATGAAATTAATGCCGAAGAATTAGTAAATAAAATTATTGAATTAAAAAAAGAATTTAATCTTAAAGTATACGAGACAACATTTAAAACATTAAAGCATTGGCAATTTATTAATGGTGTAACTAACCAAATGTAAGAAAGGTGAAAGATAAAACGAAAAATGGAACCAAATAAATGGTTCCATTTTTCTTTAGAATAAGGTAAATAAAATTGAAATGAAATAGTTATATTAAAAAATTTTATTTGAGCAAAGAAGATATAACCATTTCATTATTATTATATTATATTTGAAATAATTTTATTATAAATTTATTTAATTCTCTGTAAATTATTATAATCTTGCATATTATTTAATAATACTACTATAGCATCTAATAATGAAACTGCACCATCTATTCTACTTACCGACCTTTTCTTATCCGGACCCTTGTTTCCACCATCATCAGTTTTTATTATAACATTAGTTAAGCACCATCTTAAAACTGGATTCATATCATAATTAATCTTATCTGCTTCAATTAATGCTTCTAGATAATCCATAGCAGGACTAAATGTTCTAGGTCCTTGAATTACTTCTTCTAATTTTTTAAAACCATTTCTTTCCATATCTTGCACCCAATAACTAGAACTCCATCTATCATAACCAATTTTATAAGGTAAGATTTTGTATTTCATCATCATATCTTTAAACCAATTTGTTATATAACTAAATTCAACTTGATTTCCAGGTGTTAGCATTATCCAACCCTGTTCTACCCAAGTACGATATGGCACCTTATCTAATTCCATTTTTGATTCTAATTTATCTTCAGGCATAAAATATTTCTGTAGAACATAAATCATATCCGGATTATCTTTTTTCTTAACTACTAATGTGGCACAAGTTAAATCCAATGAATGAGATAAATCCACTCCACAAATAGCATAACAATTTGAAATATCTTCCAAA